AAGGCTCACCTGATGGAACGAAGCGTAACGAAGCATTTAAGGCTCGTCATGCAGAGAATATTGCCAAGGGTAAGATGAGTGCAGCATATTGGGCTAACAAAGTGAAATGGTGAAACTATGAAAACTCCTAAGATGAACAAAGTTGGTAAAGCTAAAGTAGCTACTGTCATGCACGAATTTGGCAAGGGTGAATTGCACTCTGGCAAAGGTGGCAAGGTCGTGAAGAATCCTCGCCAAGCCCTCGCCATAGCAATTTCGGAAGCATCTAAAAAGATGGGTCGAATGAAGTGATATACTCAATCTACTCATTGTGAGTAGATACTAACATTGACCAACCCTTGAGGAGTCAAAACAAGCATGATTGAAAAACAATCAAACATTTCATCTCGTGGTGGAGCGAGAGAGGGCGCAGGAAGACCTAAAGGAAGTCTTGATAAGGGCAATGCAATGCTCAGAGAGATGATTCTGGAGGCTTTAGAAGGCGCAGGTGGCGTTTCTTATCTAATGGATAAGGCAGAGAGCCATCCACAAGCGTTCATGGGACTAATCGGTAAAGTCTTGCCACTTCAGGTAACTGGAGAAGAAGGTAAAGACATTCAGATAAGCGTCCAATGGCAGAAGTAATTGAGATTCCTTACGCACCCAGAAAACAGCAGCTTGCTATCCATGAACTGATGGACAGTAAGCGTTTTGGCGTTGTTGTTGCTCATAGGCGCATGGGCAAGACTGTCTCTGCGATTAACCATCTAATCAAGGACGCTATCCTCAACCAGAAGGAAGCACCTAGATACGCATACATTGCACCTACCTATGGGCAAGCTAAACGAGTGGCTTGGGACTATCTTGTTAAGTATGCAGAGCCACTAGGAGGAACAAGCAACATCTCTGAGTTGCGAGTTGACTTCTGGGGTAGGCGTATTCAGTTATATGGCTCAGACAATCCAGAAGCCTTGCGTGGTCAGTACTTTGATTTCGTGATACTTGACGAGATAGGCGACCAAAACCCTAAAATTTGGACAGACATTATCAGACCTGCTTTAGCTGACAGAAAAGGTAGATGTTTGTTCATTGGTACACCCAAAGGACATAACCACTTCAAAGAGTTGCGTGACAGAGCAATGAATGAGGATGGATGGGGATTGCTAGAGTTCAAAGCCTCTGAGACTGGCGTGGTGGATGAGACAGAACTGAAAGCCGCCAAGAATGAGATGGGCGAGGATAAGTACAGGCAAGAGTTTGAATGTAGCTTTGATGCTGCTGTAGAAGGCTCTTACTATGGACAAATCCTTAATGAACTCGAAGAAAAGAAGCATATGCAAGAGATTCCATACGAGGAACTAAGCAAGACTTTTACTGCTTGGGACTTGGGTATGGGTGACTCTACGTCTATTTGGGTGGCTCAATTGGTAGGTTCTGAGGTGCGTTTAATCGATTACTATGAAAATCATGGCGTAGGTCTTGACCACTATGTGAAGTGGATTCGAGATAACGACTATGAGAAAGCAGAGCATATCTTGCCACATGACGTTAGGGTCAGAGAGTTGGGTTCTGGTAAGAGCCGACTAGAAATGCTTGAAGAAGCAGGACTAGAGATAAAGATTGCCCCAAGAATGGGTTTAGATGATGGTATTCAGGCAGTAAGGCGACTATTGCCAAGGTGTTGGTTCAATGTTCCTAAAGTCCAAACAGGACTAAACTGCCTGAGAAACTACCGCAGAGATTACGATGAGAAGCGTAAGATTTTCTATGAGCGTCCATTGCATGACTGGTCATCGCATGGCTCGGACTCATTCCGCTACTTAGCCCTTGGATTGGATGAAGGTAATTCAACATGGTCTAAGCCTATTAACCAAGCACCGAAATGGATTGTCTAATGTTTATGGAACGTCAAGGGGTAAATCTAGCCCCAATAGTAAAAGAACTTGAAAAGCGTATAGAAGTATTGGAAAATGTGGTAAAAGCATTACAATTGGACAAACCCCGAATGGGTCGCCCTCCAAAGGACAAAAATGAGCAAACCAGCAAACAGGAAGGAAGCTAAAGCCTTAGGGCTTAAAACTTACTTTACTGGTAAGCCATGTAAACGTGGCGGTATTGCTGACCGCAGACTCAATGGTGATTGTCTTTGTGATGCTTGTATTGAGTTTGCTAAGCAATTGAAAAATAATTGGGATATTGCTAACAGGGATAAAAATAAGTCTTGGAGAGAGGCTAACCCTGAAAAAATGGCTCAGTACAAAAAAGACTGGCAAGAAAAGAACAGAGAAAAGCAAAAAGCAAATCTTAAAAGATGGAAAAAAGACAATCCAGATAAGATTTTGGCTGATTTTCATAAACGCAGAGCATCACAAATAAATGCTACCCCAAAGTGGTATGGCGAATTTGATGCTTTTGTAATGCACGAGGCGGCATTACTTTCTAGACGCAGAAGTGTTGTAACTAATGTAAAATGGCACATAGACCACATGATTCCATTGCAATCTAAAACTGCGTCTGGATTTCATTGTGCTGCGAATATCCAAGTCATTCCTGAAGCGTTAAATGTAAGAAAGCGTAACACTATGACTTTTACTAAACCTTACGAGTGGGTTAATGCTTTATGAGACAAACTGAACTGAAATCTATTCTGCAAGCGGAAATTGACGATGCTATCGGGTTTATCGAGAGTGAGACTGTAGAGCAAAGAAAGCAAGCATTACAAGCCTACTTACGTCAACCTTACGGGACAGAAATTGAGGGCAAGTCACAAATTGTTACAGGTGAAGTAGCAGAAGCCATTGATGGTGCGCTGCCTAGCCTAGTTCGTATCTTTACAGGCTCAGACCAAATCGTAGTCTTTGAGCCTCAAGGCCCACAGGATGAAGCGTCTGCTAAACAAGCGACTGACTACTGCAATTGGGTATTCCATCGTGATAATGAAGGCGTAGCTATCCTCCATGATTGGTTTAAGGATGCCTTGCTACAAAAGAACGGCATCGTTAAGGCTTTCTGGGAAGACAAAGAAGACATTACAAAAGAGCGTTACTACAGCTTGTCTGATGACGAGTTAGCGATGCTGATGAGTGATGAGAGCATGGAGATTGTCGAGCAAGATACGACAGACTTTCCAATCTTTGACCCAATGGGACAACCAGTCCTAGACCAAATAGGTCAGCCAGTTATGGGTTCTACACACAATGTCGTAGTTCAAAAGAAGAAAAAGTCAGGCAAAGTCCGCATTGAGAATGTTCCTCCAGAGGAATTCTTGATTAGCAAGAAGGCTCGCACTATTGCTGATTCTCCTTTTGTTGCTCATCGTCAAATGTTGACTCGTAGCACATTGATTGCTATGGGCTTTAACAAGGAACAGGTAGAAGGCTTGCAGATGGATGATGCTTTGGCATATACGCCAGAGCGAGTAGCGCGTTTCTCTGCTGGTGAGCAACCTTATCAAGTTCAGACTGATGACCCATCAATGCAAGAGATTGAGGTCTTTGAGTGCTATATCAAAACTGATATAGATGGGAAAGGCATTGCTACTCTGACGCAGGTTTTCTACGCTAGTAACGAGATTCTGCAAGACGAAAAAGGTAAAGAGATGATTGAGGAAGTGGACTATGTTCCTTTCCACTCTATTTGCCCTATCCCAATTCCACACAAGTTCTTTGGTAACTCTCTTGCTGACCGAACAACAGATATTCAGTTAATTAAAACTACTATTACTCGTCAGATGTTGGATAACTTGTATCTGACAAACAATGCACGAGTAGTAGCAGTTGAAGGGCAGGTGAATCTTGACGACTTGCTTACATCTACTGCTGGTGGTGTTATTCGTGCTAAGTCTCCGAACGCTGTTCAACAACTTGTAGTCCAGAACGTAGCTTCTCAGGCTTTCCCAATGTTGCAATACTTGGATGGTGTTCAGTCCAAGCGTACAGGCGTATCTGATGCTTCACAAGGACTTGACCCATCTATCTTGCAGAACGTGACAGCAGCAGCCGTAGCCTCGATGCAACAAGCTGGCGCAGGTAAGATTGAACTAATGGCTCGTATCTTTGCTGAGACTGGTGTTAAGTCTTTGTTCAAGGGTATCTTGCATCTATTGTGCAAGTACCAAGATAAGCCTCGTTTGGTGCGGATGCGTGGTGAATTCGTAGAGTTTGACCCTCGTACATGGGCTAACCAATACGATGTTTCTATCAGCGTAGGTTTGGGTGCTGGTAATCGTCAAGAGCAGATGGCTATGCTGTCTATGATTGTTGCCAAGCAAGAGCAATTGATTGGTCAGTATGGCCCTGCTAACCCATACGTTTCACCTGCTCAATATCGCAACACATTGGGACGTATGGTTGAGACTGCTGGCTTTAAGGATTCTGCTGAGTTCTACAAGGCGATTACGCCAGAGCAAGACCAAGCAATGAGTAATCCTCCTCCACAACAGCAACAGATGCCTCCAGAAGTTCAGGCATTGATGGCTCGCACTCAAGCTGAAATTCAAGCTAACCAACAAAAGGCCCAAGCTGATATTCAATTGCAACAGCAACAGCAACAGATTGACTTAGAAATGGCTCAACAAAAAGCAGGTCTTGAAATGCAGTTATTGCGTGAAAAAGAAGCCGCTAAGTTGATGCTTGAGCGTGAAAAACAATCTGCCTACTTTGCTATGAAGCAACAAGAGTTTGAAGCCGAAGCTCAATTGAAGGCAATGAAAATCGGTGCTGGCATTACATCTAACGTAGAGATTAAGGGCTAATCATGGCTATTTCTGATGCAATGCGTTATCGCATGAACACAGGTGGTTCTGCTGAAGACCTTTATGCAACCATCCGTGATTTTTTGGCTACAAACCCAAATGCTGCTGCAACACAAGCAGCTATGGCTCAATATGGTATTTCAGGAGAAGATGTAGCTAACGCAACAGGTGGTAAGTCTGGTGGTTTGCTAAGTGGCAATATTCTGTCTGGTGCTAGTTGGAATAGCCTTAATACTGCATTGCCAGAGCAACTAACACAAGCTACTGGTCAGACTACTACCAATGTAGCTGTAGGTGGTGCTACGACTGCTGACACTCTTAATCAACTTAATACATACTTAGCAGGTGGTGGTCAGTTTGACCCTAATGCTACTGTTTTCTTGCAAACAGGTGGTGTTGATTTTCTGCAAGGAGTAGATAAAGGAACTATTAAAGACAACATCAATCAAATTGTTAAGACTTTGGGTGACCAAGGTGTTAATGTTGTCCTTACTGGTTCTCCTTATGCTGCATCTATAAACGATGTGGTAACAAACAACTTTGACCCTAAAGTTGACCCATTGTTTAATGAAATTGCAAAAGAAAATAAGAATGTTGCTCTAGTTGGTACACAAGGAGAGATTCTACAAAACAAGAAGTTGTTAGTAGATGCTCTGCACACAAACGCTGAAGGTACAGCAATCTATAACCAATCTGTTATTGATGCTTTGTCTCAGTTTAAGAATGAAGTGCCTCCTAGTACACCAGAGGCAATTAAACAAGTGCAAACATCTAATGTAGTTGCTACTGCACCATCACAAATTACACAGATTGCACAGACTGGACAAACTATGCCTGTAATTCCTACTGCTCGTGGTACTGTCATTGAAGGCGACAATATCGAACAACAAATTGCTGGTGTTCCTCAGTCCGTATATGAAACACGAGTTGACCCAAACAATAAAGCAAATTGGCAAATTGTTAATCCTAAAACTGGCGAAGTAATTGATTCAGGAACTTTCGCTGGTGGTGGTGACCAAGGTTTATTAGCTGCTGCTCGTCCTGTTCTTGCTTTAACTGCTAGTGTTCTTGGTGCGCCTTACCTAAGCGATTTAATTGCAGGTTCTACAGGTTTGACTGGTTCTGCTTTGTCTGGTGCTACAGGTGCGACTATTGCAGGTGGTTCTACGGCATTGACTGGTGGTAGTGCAGAAGACACATTAAAAGCAGCATTGCTTGGTGGTGGTGGTGCTTATGCAGGTAGCGCATTGAAAGATTACATTGCATCTATGGATGTTCCTGTTGATTTCAACAAGATGACTCCAGCTCAGATTGCTGATGCAACAGAAACAAACTTTATCAATGACTTAAAACGAGCAGGTTTATCAAATGCTCAGATTGATGACTTCATCACTAATTCTGGTGGCTCAACATTATTTACACCAAGCGTAGTAACTCCTGAAGCTGGAGCAGTTAATGTCACAGCCCCTGCATCGCTTGGTAATGTAATCAATACAATTGGCTCAACTGTTCCTACTTTAAATGTTAATGCGCCCAAGCAAATTGACCAGCAAACATTAAATGCTGCACTTAATGCTGTTGCTGCAACTACACCAACAGTAAATGTGACTGGTAATAAATCACTTACAGCAGACCAAATTGTTAATATGTTGGCAACAACTCCAACTGTAACACCTGAAGTTAAAGTAATTGGTGAAAAGCCAACAAGCATTACTGATGTAGTTACTGCCTCAACAATTCCATTGATTCAGCCAACTACACCGCTAAAAGTTACTCCTGTTACACCAGAAAAGCCAACAACACCTATTGACCCATTAAAGGTTGCTCAACTTGGGTTAACTGCTGCTGGCTTGCTTGGTGCAGGTAGTGTTTTGTCAAACACAAATACACCAACTGGTTTTGAGATTGTGCCAGTACCAGAAGGATGGAAAACTCCTCCTAAGACTGGTGTTGCACCATTTACACCATTGCCTCCGATTAACTTTGGTGATAGAAACTTACTGATTGGTACTCAATGGGAGAAGTTTCTTGACCCTAACTATGGGAAAGTGCCAGAGCCTGTGCAATACGCAAGACCATCGAATCTGAGTTACAACGACTTGATGAGTATTTTGGGTAGCAAGCAAGGTATGCCATCTGCTAACAGTTTGAGCATTAACGATATTATTTCAGGAATACAAAACCAATATGGACAAGTACCTGCTCGCACAATGGGCTAAAAACTTACTCAATGATGACTTTTTCAAAGAAGTCATAGATAATTTGAAAAAAGAGCAGATTAGTGTAATAATTAACACAAGTGCAGAAGAATCTGATAGGCGTGAGAACGCTTATAGACATATTAAGTCTATTGAATTGATTACAGGACACCTAGAAGGCTTGGCCTCGGAAACTGTGATTAAAGAGAAGAAATGGAAGATTCTCTAGGGTTTTCCCTAGCCTCCGTCCAGAAGGTGTCTGGCGATTTTTGAGATGACAAATGGAAAACACCAACCCACAAGGGAGTGAAAGCCTAGATGTAAACCAAGCCGCTTCAGCGTTTATGGGACTGATGGGTGATTCTGAGGAAGCCGAACAAGGCCAATCTGAGGAACAACCAGAAGAACTACAAGCGTCTGATGAAGCTGAAGCCGAGTATTCTGAGGAAGAAGAAATCGAGCAACCAAAGCCTAAATATAAAGTTAAGGCTGCTGGTGAGGAGATTGAAGTTGACGAAGAAGAACTCATCAAAGGTTATCAGCAAGGTGTAGATTACACTAAAAAGTCTCAGGCTTTAGCTGAACAACGTAAGGCTGTTGAAGCCGAGCGTATTCATTTAGAGCAGGTGAAACAAGAGCGACAGGCATATGCTCAGAAGTTGCAAGCGTTGGATAGCTTCCTTACGCAGCAAAATCAGGGTGTGGACTTAGATGTTCTAAAGGAAACAGACCCTATCGGTTATGCGGTAGCGGTAGCTGAACAG